GGAGGAGTCGCTGACTGGAGCGATGAAAGCTGCTCTCGTAGAGAGTTCGCCTCTTTTCTCGCCTCTTCCCGTTCCCAGACAACCTTATCTATCCGCTGCTTTGTCGTTTTATTCTTCGCAGCGCGAGGGGGAGTCTTTTCTTTTGGCGCAGCCTGAACATCTTCTGCGGGAGGCACCTCTTTCGGAATCGGTTCTGGCTCAAAAGGTCGGACCTCATCAACAAATCGAGATTCGGCGCTATCCACAATAAGCGCATCTCTGATCTTATTGTAGTCAGACAGCGTTGAGATGTTATCGGCAGCTTCAGCAGCATCCGCTGACGTTGAACTGTCGATTGTTGGCTCTTCCATGTCTCTCCCAACTACCAAGGACGTTTTACGATAATGGACGCAGAGACTTCAAGTCGATCTGCGGCCTTGAGTCCACCACGGTCTAATACATCTCTTGCCGCCCCAAGAACCACTGACTCTGAAGACGCATCTAAAAGTTTCTCTAAAGCATCGACAGCATTTCCGGTCAGTCCCCTCAGTCTCATATCTGCCATCTCAATCGCAAGTTGCGCTTTCTCTAGGGCAATAGGGGTCTTACCTCCATGCATCATACACGTACGTTGACCTTTCATCGCCCAACGACGGCATGTCTTCTGACTTCGTTTGCTTTTCGCCGTGCATTGTCTCGGTCCCCGTTTCGTCTCTGGGACAACAACTTCGGCTTCGACGAGAGACTCCGTCATCGTCTAGTCATCCTCGGACTTTTCCTAGGAGAAGGCATCGATGGGGCTGGCCTATTTACCTTCGCTGGAACTGGAGTATTGATTCTCGCCATTCTGTTCCTAATCGCTTGCGGATCTTTCCGTTCTTCAGGGGAAAGGCTATCAAAAACCTTTCGCATCACCTGACGAGAGCGTTGGTCTTTTTCTCCTCCCGGCATAGGTCGGCGCTTCGTTCTCGCTTTGCGTTCGTTTACATCACATGACGCCTGTTTGTATACGTTAGGATTCATCGCTCTTAGAATCTTTCTGGGTCTATAGAGATAGGAGTCGCCCCATCTAATGGAAGTTCCACATCCACCACGACTTCCGTTTGAGGATGCTCTTCTCGATCTCTTATGATATCTATTTCAGCCGCCGCTTTGTCCTTCACGATTGACCCTTCGACCTTCACCGCCTCAAGCTCTTTCGCATGAGCCGCTTTCATCGCTTCTGCGTGTTGGCTCGAAAGGATATGCGCTGATGATATGTCACGAGCATGTCGCTGTTTCATATCCAGTATCATTTGCTCCTGGCTACCCTTCCCCTCTAATACGGCACCTTTCGCCATGGCTCGTATTTCTTCCACACTCAACGCATTCGCATCTTTCATCGATTGGAGGTGGACTTGAAGGTCAGCCTTGCCTTGCGCGATAGCCGCCTGTGCGGCCCACTTCGCCTGATCCGTCTTAATATATTCTGTCGCCTTGCCTAGCTCTTCTTGTAGCTGTTGCCCCTGCTGTTCAAGTTGCTGGATATGCGACTGCATCGCATCAGTATTATCGCCATCGGAATCATCAAGGTAAGGCATTGAGTGATTCCGTTCTTTCTTAAGTAACTCTGAAATCTCCACCGACCCTGGAAAGTCTCGATATTTGAAATAAAGGGGGCCGATAAGCGGAAGAAGCCCAGGATTCGATTGTAGTATCTGTCCGATCTCAGACGCACCTTCGTCAAGCCTCGACTGGAACGACCGACCCACACTGACTGAGACACCATATGTCCCTTTCTTGAGATCGTAATTTGTGATTTCTCTCGCTGAAGGCATCTCCGTCCCAGGCATCTGAACCCTCGGCATCGGAATGTCTGGCATCGGCATTCCAGGAGGCATTCCAGGAGGCATCCCAGGAGGCATCCCAGGAGGTATTCCCGGAGGAATCCCCGGAGGCATCATCCCCGGAGGCATAGGCATCGGAGCTTTTGTCTCTTTATTAATCGTAAATGGAGCATTCAAAAGGACCGCGCTACTATCGTCCTCTCCGCTGACTAACTGCACGACCCTCCCTGGTCGGTCATAAACCGTAGGAATAAGATCCAGGATGACCTTGGCTTCATACGTCATTGAAATAGCTGAAAGATTTTCCAGGTAGTGACTTGTCCCCGCGTCTGATTGTTGCTGAAGCGCCATCACCGCTCGTCCACTTCTGTCAGAGCCACTTTTCCCAAGGCTCGGGTCAAAAATGGAGGTAGTTGCCTGGATATACTGGTCTGCTTGCTGAAGCAGTTGCATCGAGACGCTTAATCGGCTCCCGTCGATAGGCACTCGTTGAGGAAGAGGGGCGATAACACCGCCAATCATCTCCCTTTTCACTTTCAATGTCGCAAAGTTCCTGGTATTCGACTCCTGCCACATCTTCTCGTTCCCCTCATCCTGGCCTTCATACATTAACCAGGGGGCGCGAGGTTCTAAGGCTCCGATTTCAACAGCATTACTGGCCGCGTAGTTATACAGGCGTTGTCCGTCTTTCGCCGGTCCAATCATGCCCACAAAGTAACGGTCATCGTCAAAAGGCTGTAATTCTCGGCCAATCACCGGAATAATCGGAATGTATTTACCATTCCACGTTTGAGGCGCAGAGATTTCTTCAATGCCGTTCATCACCGACCATGTGACTGTCGGCACATTGATCACTCTTTGCTTGCCTCCCTCTAATACGACCATCCACTCCTCAAGCTCGTCAAGGAATGCGTATTCGCCGCTTTCTAGCTCAACCCATGTCCGTTCTGTATAGGTTTTTCTAAAATATTCAGCGACAAGCACGGCATTTTTCTCTGACCCGCTGATCTGGACCCAATTCGGCATGTCCACTTCGGCAGCGAGGGACATTAGTCCTTCGTTATCGTATCCCGCAAGCGCCGAATCCTTATATTCACGCTTATAGCGGTCGAAAGGAATCCATGAGCAGCAAAAAGCGAACTCTCCATCGCTCCAATCTGGCATCTGGGCTGATGGGTCGAGATATACGTTCTCTTGGTAGAGAATGCGTTCGAGGACAATCTTCTGGTCGAACTGATCGTCACTCTCGTCGTCATAGACAGTATTGACACGATAAAAGCCAAGCCCTGCTTTTACTGCGCGGTCAAACGCCCATCCTCTCGCGATATTGGCCCGACTATCGCGTTCGATTGATCGATAGAGACCTTGAATCATCTTTGCGGTCTCTAAATCGGCATCTGGACTCACGGGATGAATCTGAACGCCTAAGTGGGCGGTGCGTTGTTGATTTACGATAAGCTGGATAGGCTGGTCGAGTTTCGAGATGCTAAGAATAGGCCGTGCGGAGATATTTTGAGACGAATCAGAGGACCGACTCGCTCTCGCATCCGGAGACCATTGCTTTTCTGGGACTTGAAACTCTAAGTCTTCATGCTCTCGTATCCGTTGCTTGCTGTAGGCATCAAGACTTAGCCTGAATCGTCTATGTGCTTCTGAGAGAACAGCGTTGTCTTTCATGACCAACTCCATTCACCTGTCGAAACATTCATTGAGTCAATCGTGAACGCTTCAGGCTTCTTCACCTTTGGTAATGTGTGTCTCACTGCCAACCCTCTAAAGGCATCTGCCGCATGAGAACTCCAGTCGTGGACGGGTGTGGCTCGGAACTCCCCAAGACGGGAGTTGTAGTCTCGTCGGTAATGCTGAAGTGCTTCCACTAATGGCTGCGTCTTCTTCGCATCAAACCAACACCGTGACCATAAGAGTCGAGCGGCATGGATTCCATCCTCTACCTCACTACTCCCGCCAGTGACCCGAGGCGTTACTTGAAAATTCAATCCAAATCCTGCGGCCACTTCTAGCCGACTTTTCCCTGTCCCAAGCTCTCTCACGGCTATGTCGTGAGGTGCCCAATGCGTCCCATAGGTATACGCCCGAGTCGAGAGGACATTCGCATAATACTGTAATCCTTCCCCACTTGCCTCGACAAAGTCAATAAGACGCACTTCTCCAGACCTGAGCGATTGGCTAAAGATAATAGATGTCGCATCGCCCATGCCCAAATCCCAGTCAGTATCAACGGGCAATGATGGGTCGTATGGCACCGGGCAAATACGGTCTTCTGACCTAGCTTTCTCTAACTGTGCGGAATAGATAGCCCCTTTCACTGCGGCTTCAAATGAGCATTCAAACTCGCACTGATACTCATCCGGCGTCATGACGTTCCTTGCCGCCTCTAATTCGCTCTCTTCAATTAACTTTGTCGCGGAGACCGGAAAGGTCAGCAGTGCCCAATCCTTATTCGAGACAGCCGTCTGTGCTGCATCGTAAAACTGGTTCTTCCCGTTTGGTGTCCCGAGGAAGAGCGCCCAACCCTTCCGATCAGTCAAGGCTGGTCGCACAACCTCCGAAAAGACATTTGCTGGCTGGAGACCGAACTCGTCAAAGACGACGCCATCGAAAAAGAGTCCACGGAGCGCGTCAGGATTATCTGCGCCAAAGAGTTGTAGTCTCGCCCCATTCGGGAAATTAACAATCAAGTCGCTCTCTCGATGCACCACCCCAGGCAGTGGCGTCGTATACGCTTTCACATAATCCCACGCAATAAGCTTGGCCTGACGATAGGTTGGGGCAATATAGGCGTATCTTGGTCGCTCAAGTGTGGCTTCTAGGGCCGAGAAGATTAAATGATTGATGGCACAGACCGTCTTCCCCATGCGTCGATGGCAAACCGCCACCACCCACCGATGCTTGGTCAGCGCCTGATGAAGGGCTAATTGCTGTGGCCGTGGCGTATATCCGAG